CCGGCCCCTTGCGGGGCCGGTTCCTAGGGCCATTCGAAAGAAGGCCCTTGTTCCACTTCTAAAACCTAGCAGTGCGAGGTTCTATGGGTTTTCGCCATCGTACCAGAGGGGAGATCGTACAAGATTATCGTCACTATACTGAGACTGCCTTCAACGGCAATGTCATTACAAGTACGACAAGTCCTTTTACGTCCCTTCTCTCTGGGGAGTTTGAAACGATGACAGACGTCATCACTCCTCGATGGCGCCAGAAGAGTTCATCTGGCGCTATCGTGAACAATCCGATGAGTAAGAATAAACTTTCTTACTCACACTCTTTTCCTGGGTTTCATCACCGCAGGAAGACAGGCTCAGGTAATACCATTCGGGATTACGTGGGGGATGGTCCATATAACGATTGCGACATAAACCCTGGGACTCCGACCATGGCAACTTCTGCCCTTCGGGCAGAAGCTGGTACTCAGGCCGCCGCTGGTGTTGATAAACCAGTAATCGAGGGCCTAGTAGAAGCCGCTGAATGGCACAAGACGATGGACCTTCTCAAGGTCCGTAGTGATAAGCTCTCACGAGCCGCTCGCTACATACTCTCCAAATCGGCGAGTAAACGTTTTGGTGTCATAAGTGGTGGTTGGCTGAAATACCGTTATGGTATAATGCCAATCATTCATTCCATGGATGCTCTCTTGCAGGATTGGAACGGCAGGATCATTACTACGAGACGTACGTCTCGTGGTAGTGCCAGTAACTCTGTTTCCGGAATTGGCTCCTCCTCATCGGGGGGCTTCTTCTGGGACTTATCTGCTGAAAACTCTCACGAGTTGACAGTTGAGGTTAGGGCGGGTGTACTGTATGAACAGTACCTTCGATCTAATCGTTACGGGTTCAGCCCTAGCGATCTGCCTGCGGCGGCGTGGGAACTTGTTCCCTACTCCTTCGTTGCAGATTGGTTCATAAACGCGGGTGATTTCATCCGCGCTTGGACACCTAAGGCTGGAGTCCGTTCTTTAGCGACTTGGACCACGGTCACGACGACACTAGTTTCTACACAAACCGTTTCGGCTGTGTTTAAACAAAGTGCTAGTTATGACCCAATTCAAGCCCCGACTGGGTTCAGACGAGTCCAGTCGGAATCTATATCCCGGTCCCCAGGCATATCTAGGGCACTCACCTTGAAAGAGAGCGCGGTTACTCCCGTGCTCACCTCCAAGCGTGTCCTAGATTCATTTGCACTAGCGTTCAACTTGTTGAGACGTTGAGTGCACCTGGATCCTCGATATCCCACCAACTTGTGTTGATAGGCGAGTTACAAATGACGATTACCGTCAATACGAAGGCTTACGCCTTCGATACCAACCCGAGCGCCGACCAAGGTGTTCATGTAGGGCCTAACCAAACATTCTCGGTTAAGGACGTTCTTGTCCTTGCGAGAACTGCGGCCAAACCTACGGACACCTATGCCGGCAACGCCCGCGCGAGTGCGAAGTTCCAACGAACTCTGACTCTCGGCGACGGCTCTAAAGCTGTCGCGACTGCTGAAGCTTCCTTCAGCATTCCTGTGGGCGCTGCGGAAGCGGATGTCGATTCGCTCCGTGACGACCTGGGGGATCTTCTTCTCCTCCAGGCGGCCGACGACCTCGTGTGGAAGCATGACATTACAGGTTAATCCTGTCATGTCCTCTGCTTCCCCGCGTGGTCTTGTGATCACTTTGTCGTGGTCACTAGGCCTAGGCACCCGAATTACTTGGGTGCTGTCGTTTCAACTAAACTTCCAATCGTTTGGAGATTCAAATGTCAAAGCTTGTGCTTCGCCTTCTTATTTCGGACCGGAAATCCGGCCTCTACCGTGATACTGGTTTACGGATTTTCGACTTAAAGTCGTATTCCGCCTCCATGACCGCGGTTCAGGCCAAACTTTTTGGCCTGATTTCGAAGGGTAAGTTTGTTGTCCGTCTGCCGCAGCCGGTCTATGATGGATTCGGAATTCCGCAAGGAGTTTCCGGATGGCATCACGAACGTCTGTGGCTTTCGACCAACGGAACGGGGATTGTCTCCCTTTTCGTGAGAAATGGGAGCACCCCTGTCCTTCTTGATTTCATAACTGAGCATCGTAAAGATGTTCACTATGGTGTCAATCCGGACATTACACGTTTGTTTAGTTGATCCCACTGAGGTGCCTATTATGAATAAGCACAAACGTCGAGGAATTGTTCCTCTCCGTAAGGCAGCTTCAGAGCTTCACGCTCTTGCTGTCACTCAGGCCTTAGATCGTCTCGAGCCTTGGGTAGAGGGTAGCACTCTCCGTGTCCTTCAGGGTAACCTGAGGGCGCGGAGGTGGGACCTACTACTTCAGGGCTTGGCTCCTCTGGATGCAGTGCAGCCAGGCATAGTTAGTCACTATGTTAAGAGCCAAGTGCTCGCACTCGTTAAGAAATACCCATATACTACAGATGAATTGCCCGGGTTCAACCCCGAGCTTGCTGCCTGGAAGAAATTCCTTGCTGCTGAACATCTGTGCAAAAGGGTAAATCAAAAGTTCCGTGTCCTTCGCAGGTCATGGAACCGCTACGCAGAATATACAAATATTATGCGCAGTTACATCTCCCGTGTGATAGGCGAAAGCCCAATCATGGATGAGGTGTATGATGGGTGCGACTTCGGGCCGGGGGCCAGTGTGGGGGTGAGCGGTGACTTTACCAACCTAGGGCGGAAATTTCTGTCCGACCGTTGGTCCGTTTCGCCTTTGGCGCTCTCGTTCTCTATCGGGGCCTTGTGGAAACACGAGCAGCTCCGGATCCTTATCTTGGGTCCCGAGCCTGTGTGCTACGACTTTGATCAATTTAAAGCCGTAGTTAAGTCCCGAGTCGAGATGGTATCACACAACAACATTAGCTTCGTACCAAAGACGTATAAGACGTTTAGGTCTATTGCGTCTGAGCCGTTGCTAAACGGGTACCTTCAGAAGGGTATCGATCAATATCTACGCAGGCGTCTTGCCCGTGTAGGTCTTGATCTTCGCGACCAATCCGAAAATTGCCGGATGGCTCGCGACGGTAGTTTAGGTGGGAGTAATCCCTACTGCACTATCGACCTTTCATCGGCTTCTGACACCTTGTGTACAGAAGTGGTGAAATACCTTGTACCCGAAGACTGGTACAGTCTTTTAGATTGTGCTAGATCCCATTCGTTCTTGTATAACGGGTCTCAAACCCGTTACCACAAGTTCGTTTCCATGGGCAATGGCTTCTGTTTTCCACTCCAGACTTTGATATTTTCTGCTGTTTGCTACGCTGTTAGCGTAATGAACGGCTCCCCGGTAGACTTTCGAGTCTATGGGGATGATATCATCGTCCGTCAGTCGGACGCTCTTGTAGTCCTTGAACTGTTGAAGTTCATTGGCTTCAAGAGCAATCCTGAAAAGACCTATTTAGTAGGTCGCTTTCGGGAGTCCTGTGGAACAGACTGGTACTGCGGGCAGGATGTTCGTCCTGCGTACTTGGACTTTAGGTTAACGACAAACATTGACCTATATAAGTTCCATAATGCAACGTTACGCTCTTCCTACACGATGGAGTTTTTCCATCGGACAAGAGAGTGTCTCGTTCGCGAGTGCCCTGATGAGGTCCGTTTTCTGAGACCTTATCATGGCAACCAAGATGGGGCCTTCACGGTCCCTCTCGACCTCGCGATGCATTGCAAGTTTGTGAGGTGGTCTCGTCGTTCCTTTTCCTGGCGATGGCTGGAGGTTTCACACCGTCCAGTCAGAGATAGGTTGAGGGGCTACGATCCACTTCTCTGCAACAAACTTGAGTACTTGGCTGTACTCCGGGGCGGAAGCTCCGGATTGCCGCTATCCGTACGCCGTAAGGCGAGAGCCTCAGTTAGGAGTTTGTCCTACTGGGGGGTGGAAGGGTGTAATCCCTTCCTCCCAGAAGGAGTCCTGCCGGGCGAAAGCCCCG